TTTCTCCTCGGCTAGTGGCTCAGTCCTTCCTGAGCAGGGTGGGTTGGTGGAAACCTCTTTATGTATGAAGTAACTATAAATCATAAGGCTGGGAAGAGGGTATATCCTGTTTATACGCAGGAAGAGGCTAAAAAAGAGGGTATTAAGTATGTTTACTGGAAACATGCTCAAGAAGGGGATTATGGCTGTTCTGATGATGGGAGGGTATCTGAGTGCTATTCAAGGAAAACTCCTCCAAAAGGGAAGGTATCTTCCTCTGGTTATGATTATCTCAGATTTGGAATGGGGACCACATGGGTGAATAGCCCCGAGTTTTATGTGAAAGGCAGGTTGAGTGTGCATACCTCTAGTGGAGAACATTCATTTACCAGGGATATGCGGACAAAGAAGGCAAAAAAGCTTATAGACCTAGTAGCTAGGAATACTCCTGTAGCAGAGGCTATACAGAGGGTTATTGGTCCTAGCAAGAAGGCGGATTGGGACAAATGGTTTAGAATAACAAGATCAAGGGAGTTTAAAAAGAACGTGGATGCAGATAGAGAAGCTATTCTTCAAGATGCTGGTATTACTGATGATGCCCTCGCAGAAGCTTGGATAGAGTTAAAGAGGGATGCAGAAGCTTTAGGTGACAAAAAAGAGCAGTTGAGACTTAGACGGGGTATACTGCAAGATTTGTCTGGATTTAAGGGTTGGGGCAAGGAAGATAAGGTCAGATTGAAGCATGAGCAGATAGAGGGTGTCTTTGATTCCAAGATGCTGGGTGAAATTATGCAGATAAAGGGTGCATCAAAGGAAGCGGAGGGTACTGTTGAGCAACTTACTCAGTCAACCAAGTCTGACGAATCTTGATGGCGAAGAGAAGTATCATTTAATACAAACGGGTCTGGAACTTGCTCGTAATATGGGTAAGTTTGGTCAGACCTGTTTTCCTAAAGCCCTCAGAAGAACAATCCCTGATTTTCATCAGGAGATATATAAAGCTATCCTAGATGATAATCAGAAGAGAGTTATGATAGCAGCTCCTAGGGGAACTGCCAAGAGTACGGTCTGTAGCCTGATCCTTCCTCTTTATATGGCTACATTCAAGCAACCCAAGGATGATTTGTTCATAGTCATCATATCTGAGTCCCAAGCACAGAGTATTAACTTCTTATCCAGGATAAAGTATCATTTAGACCATTCTGAGGTGTATCGGACCCTATATGGAGCAAAAGGTAGTGATACAGCTGCTAAATGGACGGGAACTGACATTGTTCTCAAGAATGGGACAAGAATGGTAGCCGTGGGTACAGGACAGCGTGTCCGTGGCTTTATTCAGGGAGATACCCGTCCAAACTTGATTATAGTGGATGATTTCGAGTCAGAACTGAATGCTGCCACCCCTGAAGCTAGGAGTAAGAATAGGAAGTGGATGACGGAGGCTGTTATCCCTTCTCTTGCCGATGATGGAAGAATTATCATGATTGGGACGGTTATTAGCGAGGATTGCTTCATTTGCTGGGCAAAAGAGTCTTCTGCGTGGAAAACCTTGTGGTATTCGATATGGGACGAGAATGAGAAGCCTATATGGAATGCGAGGTTCCCAAAGGAAAGGATTATACAGATAAAAGAGGAGTTTGAGAGTGTTGGCAACCTGAATGGGTTTTATCAGGAATATATGAATATAGCACAGTCTCCGGATGATGCTCCCTTCAAACCAGAGTATATCAAGTTACATCACTATGATTACGGAAGGAGAGAGGGGCAAAATTGCTTGATAAAGAAACAGGGGGAAACAGAGCATGTTAAACCTATTGAAATTTATTGTGGGATTGATCCTGCTAGTAGTCTTAACCCTCGTGCAGACTTTTTTGTTATTTCTGTCATTGGCATTGATAATGACAATAACAAGTATATCGTTGACCTATTCAGGAAGCGTATCTCTCCTGCGGACCAGCCGAGTAAAATTATCGAATATTTTAAGAAATATCATCCCAAAAGGATGAAAGTGGAAACAACTGCGTATCAGGAAGCGTTGAGAGCAAGTACTCGATCTCTCATGTTAAAAGAGAATCTATATATCGCTGGTTTAGAGAAGGGTATTAAACCCAGGACTAGGAAGTCAGAAAGATTGATCAGTCTTGTTCCTATGTTGGCTAAAGGGGAGTTTTTCTTTAGACCACAGGATTTGACGGCACAACAGGAGTTCTTATCTTATCCGAAGGGTAGGAACGATGATATACTAGATGCTATATGGATTGCCCTAGAGGGAGCAACTCCTTGTAGAAGGAAAAAGATAGAAAAACAGGCAGATGACGGTTTAGGAAAGAAACTACTTGATTGGATGACAATGTAATGGTAAATTCGCCCGGATATCTACACTAAATGGCATACGGCAAAAAAGCTAAATCAGGGAAGAAGAAGGTCGAAGAGACCCACGAACTCTTTAAATCTTACTCTAATAAGAGAGAGCCATGGGCGGAGCACGCTCAGGAAGATAAAGAGTTTAGGTTAGGGAGGCAGTGGTCCAAAGAGCAACGTATCAAACTTGAAGAGAGGGGACAGGCTGCGGTTGTTGTTAATAGGATACATCCTGCTGTAGAGGCTGCGAAAGCCATGCTTACCTCAGAAAAGCCCTCTTTCAGGGTTTCTCCTCGTGAGGATAGTGATAATAGGGTCGCCCAGACCATGAATGGTATCCTAGAGTATATTTGGCAGATTTCTAGCGGGGACGATGCTCTCAGAACTGCAGTCGATGATTACTATACGATGGGTATGGGGTTTTTGTTAGTTTACCAAGACCCCATGTCTGATATGGGCAAGGGCGATGTCAAGGTTCGAGACATTGACCCGCTAGATGTATATGTAGACCCCAATTGTCGAAGTAAGTTCTGTGATGATGCTGAGAATATGATTATTTCTAGACTATATACTAAAGAGCAGGCAAAAGCTATATATCCAATGTATGAAAAGGCTATAGCCAATGCTGATACTGAGCAGTTTCTTACTGATAGACCAAAAACTCTACGTCAGGATGATGGGGAACTTTCATTCCCAGAAGATGATTCCACCAAGACAGACCTTGGTTGGGGTCAAACAAACGAGTATGTGCGTGGGTACGAGAGATATTATAAAGAGATGGTAGACCATTATAGGGTCTTTCAGAAGTTTGATGGTAAGGAAGACCTCTTAAATGAGGAAGATTTTGCAGATTACGTTGAAAAGAAAGCTTGGGTTATAAATGGTCAGATTGTTGGTGATCCTGAGATAGCCACTCAAATGATGCAGCAGATACAGGGTACTTATACTCAGGCTCTAGAGCAGTCCAAGGCTCAGGGAGTACCGGAAGAACAGCAACCAGAGATACCCGAAATACAAGAGATAACATATCAGGAGTTAATTCAACAACAGCAGATTGAGGTTGTTGTTGTACCTACTGTAAGGGTTCATGTTTGTGTGATTATGGGTAATCAGTTGCTTTATCAGCGTGCTCTTCCAATTAGTGAGTATCCTCTTGTTCCTCTTATGAATATTCATACAAGGACACCTTATCCCACGTCTGACGTGAGGATGGTAAAGGGTTTGCAGGAGTATATTAATAAGACGCGATCTCTTATTATTGCACATGCGACTACCAGTACGAACCAAAAGATTTTAATTCCATCTGGATCGGTGGATATGAGGGAATTTGAGACAAAGTGGTCCCAGCCTGGTGTGGCTATTGAAGTTGATTTTGATCAAGGACCACCTGTTTCAGTTGCTCCTACTCCTCTTCCTAATGAGTTATATAATAATGAGAAGGAGGCGAAGTCTGACATAGATCATCAATTAGGGTTATATGAGATGCAGATGGGTAATTCCCAGGCTGCTCCACAT